ACATTTTAATTATAATTTAATAACATCATTCATTATTTCATTTATATTATGGATTATTTTAATTTATTTTAATTTATTTATAATAAATTCTTGATTTTTTAAAATTAAATCTATTTTTTGCTCTAATAAATTTAAACGATTTTCTATATTATTATTATCTATATTTATATTTTTCGTAATATCATTATTACTATTATTTTTTAAATTTGTAACTTCTAAATTTGTATTTAATAATTCATCAATACTTGAAATTTTTATTCTATGATCAGATAAATTATTTAAATCACTCGTATTTATATTATTCAATATTTTATTTTCAGTTATTTTACTATTATTAGTATTATTAGTATTATTAGTATTATTAATATTATTAGTATTATTAGTATTATTAGTATTATTAGTATTATCAATATTATTAGTATTATCAATATTATTAGTATTATCAATATTATTAATCAATTCTCTCTCTCTTTGTAATTTTTCTAAAATTATATTCATATTATTACTATCCAAAGGTTCATCTATTTTTTTATCAGAAAAATCTATAGAATCATTTTTTTTAACATTATATTCTTTAAAATCTTCTATATTTTTTTGAAAATCTTTATTTATTGATTCATTTTTTTCATTAATAAATTCATTTTTTTCATTAATAAATTCATCTTTTATATTAATAGGTAGTAATAAATTATTTTTATAATTATTTATGTTAGTATTTATTTTTTTTAATATAATTTTGTTAATTTCAATATTATTAATATTTGGATCTATATTATTTAAAGTATCATTTATAGTTTCTTCAAAAATATTTTTAACATCATCTAATTTATTATTTGGTATATTAGCAAAAATATTATTTTTATATAAAATATTCCACAATAACTCTTTATTAATATTATTATTCATAATATTATTATTCATAATATTATTATTCATAATATTATTATTCATAATATTAGATATTATATAAAATAAAATATCTAATATTTAATATTTAATATTTAATATTTAATTATAATATTTAATTCTATAATTTTTCATAATGTTATCTTTTATTTTATGATTTTTATCATTAAAAAAAGTATATTCTTTGTTTCCTTTTAATAATTCTATAATAAAATATAATGTATAAATACCACATTGACCGTCTTTTTGCTGATGTTCTATATTAAAATTAGAAAAATATTTTAAATCTAATTGTAATCCACTTGCTTGTAATTTAATTTTTTTAACTAAATTATTAATTTCTTTAGGTATTCTATCACCATTACTATCAAAATAAAATATAAAATGTTTTTCTAAATCTACAAATAATGCTACCCAATGTGATCCAGATTTATAATGTGGATCTAAATTAAAAATTATACCTATTTTATTTATTTTTTTATTATAATAATTTTCTAAATTAAATTTACATAATTGTTCCCATACACATGTTCCATGCATTTGTTTACTATCAAAATCTATTGGAGATGGTCCTAAAAATACAAAATTACTATAATTAGATGTATATTGTTCCATAACTTTACTTATATCTTTACTTGACAACCATTCAAATGGGTTTTTTTTCCATATTTTTGGAGAAAATGGTCTAAAATATCTATTTTTTATAAATTCATTATCTAAATTTTCAGAAATATCTTTATTTTTAAGCCAGCATAATTCATTATAACATTTTTTACCCATATTTTTTTTTAAAAACTTCCATATTTCTTTAGGATCATTGCTTTCTATTTTTTTTGAATTATTAGAATTCCAATTTTCTTTTAATACAAATAATATATTATTTTTAAAACAACTATATTCTTTATCATTTTTTGAATCAAATTTATTTTTCTTTTTTGGAGCACATTTTAATAATTTAAATTTTCTCGTTTTATTAAAATTATTTCTATGTTTTTTTGTTATCATTAATATAAATATATATTTTTTTATATTAATAACTCTTATTTTTTAAAAACGTTTTTTTGGTAAAATTTTAATAGTATTTATTTTTTTTATATCTAGATATTGTTCTATATTTTTATTTTTATTTTTATTTTTAGTATTAGATATTAAATCATTATACGAAGTATCTTTTTCATTATTTTCATTATTTTCATTATTTTCATTATTTTCATTATTTTCATTATTTTCATTATTTTCATTATTTTTATTATTTTTATTATTTTTATTATTTTTATTATTATAATTAGTTAATTCATTTTGAATGGTAAATTTTATATGTTCATTTTTTATATCATCTATAATACTTTTTATAAAAAAATAAAAATATCCATCAACTTTATTATTTAATATAATATTATTATTACTATTACTATTACTATTATCTAAATAACTAGTATATAAATCATTTATTTTATTTTTTATTTGTTTTTTATATATTTTAAAATCTTTTATAATATATTCTATATTATTTAAATCTTCATTATTAATTGATGTATTATATGTGTTATTAATATTATATTTTTTACCTTTATTACCTAACATTAACAAATCAATATTGTATAAATTATTATTTATATTATTAATACTGTTATCCATAATATAAATAGTAATTATTATATATTTTTTAATTGAACTCTTGTTGAATTATTAAAAATATTATAACCAATTTTATTTGATATATTTGGATTAAAATCTTGAAATTGCTCTTTCTTAAATAATATTAAATTATCTAGATTTAAATTATGATTTTTTATATCTAAATTATTTTCATATAAATCACTATTACTATTAGGAACATATAAATGTTTATCGCCTTTTTGTAATGCAAAGAACTGATTACGTAAAGTTGATTCATTATCTATATTACTAGCAAAACCATTATAATGTGGTTTACTTGTTCCTGGATAAAAAACAGTTTCGCTATTATATATTGGTTGTTTATTTATATTTACATCAGAATGAATACGATTATCTAAAATAGGCATTGTTGCATGTTTTGACATTATAGGTCTAAAACCAAAATTCATTTGCATTTCTTGTGATGGAACAACTCTTTCATAAATATTATTTCCAATATTATTATTTACATTTTGTAAAATTACATTATATTGTGACATAATTAGTAGTATTTATTATTAATAAATATTTTATTTTTTAAATTTTAAAATAAATATAAACTAATTAAAGATAAATATTTATAAAATTATAAATAGTTTATAAAATGTGTGGTATATTTGGACTATTAAATAATAATGATTATAGTTATGAATTAATTAATAAAGAATTTACTAAAGGATCTAAAAGAGGTCCTGAATTTTCATCTTTAACAAGTAATAATAATTTTTTTTTAGGATTTCATAGATTAGCTATTAATGGATTAAATAGTAAATCAAATCAGCCCTTTAATATTAATAATATTTCTCTTGTTTGCAATGGTGAAATATATAATTATAAAGAGTTGGCACAACATAATAATATTACTTTAACCACTGATTCTGATTGTGAAATTATTTTACATTTATATTTACTTTATGGAATTGAATATACATTAAATTTATTAGATGGTGTATTTGCTTTTATTTTAATTGATAAAAATAATGATACTATTTATATTGCGCGTGATCCCTATGGTGTTAGACCTTTATATTTTTTTAATGAAAATAATAATATAGGTTTTGGTAGTGAGTTACAAACTATTTATAAATTTCCAATACACAAAAAAAATATACAAAATTTCCTACCTTCACATTATATGATAATTAATAATTATCAAAATAATTTTATTTATAATTTTTCAAAATATAACTGTTTTCCATTTAAAACATTAGATTATAGCTTAAATAATAATTTATATAAAGATATTATTAATAATTTAACAAATGCTGTTAAAAAACGTATAGTAGGTACTACAGAACGCCCTGTAGGATGCTTATTGTCTGGAGGTTTAGATAGTAGTTTAATTGCAGCATTAGTAAATAAATTTTATAATAATACTAGTAATAATCAAAAACTAAAAACCTTTAGTATTGGTTTAGAAGGATCAGAGGATTTAAAATATGCTAAAATTGTTGCAAAACATTTAAACAGTGATCATCATGAAATTATAGTTGAAATTGATGATTTTTTTAATGCTATTCCTGAGGTAATTCAAAATATTAGCTCATATGATACTACAACAGTTAGAGCTAGCGTTGGTAATTATTTAATTGGAAAATATATTAAAGAAAATACTGATTGTAAAGTAATATTTAATGGTGATGGAGCTGACGAATTAATGGGTGGTTATTTATATTTTAAAAAAGCACCAAATGATTATGAATTTGATAAAGAATGTAAACGTCTTCTAACAGATATTCATATGTTTGATGTATTGCGTAGCGATCGTTGTATTTCTAGTCATGGCCTAGAACCTAGAACACCATTTTTAGATAGAGGTTGGACTGAATTTTATTTAAGTATTAATAAAGATTTGCGTTATGATACTACAAAAAATAATTGTGAAAAATATTTAATTAGAAAAGCATGTTCTGATATTTGTCCTGACTTATTACCTAAAGAAATTTTGTGGCGTACAAAAGAAGCGTTTAGTGATGGTGTAAGTAGCTTAGAAAAATCATGGTTCCAAATTATTCAAGAAAAAGTTGAAAATTTGACTAATATAGAATACGATTTAATAAATATTCAATTATTGTATCAAAAAATGAAAACTTATAAAAATCCACCAAAAACTAAAGAACAAGCATATTATAGATATCTTTATAACAAAAATTATATAGGAACAGATCATTTAATTGACTATTTTTGGATGCCAAAATATGTAAATGCAAAAGATGCAAGTGCTCGTAGTTTAAAATGTTATGAGGAAAATAATACAAATAAATCAGAAAAAGAAACAAATAAATTAGAAATAGAAGATACAAATGAAGAAGTAATTAATATGATTTAACTAAAGAAATAATTTTTATATATTTAATATTTCTTCAAAATTATAAGCAACACTATTTATTAGTTCTATGTTATCTATTTTAGACATTATTTTCATTTTATTATAATTTTCTAATCTGTCATAATTATTTGATCCTCCATCCATTCTAAAAAATAATTTATTAAATTTTGTATTATAATAAATTACTTTTATCCATCCCATACCTTCATATATAAATCCTATATCAATAATATTATTTATATTATCATTTTTATAACATTCAACTAGTTCTAATATTTTTTTTATAGAAAGAAATGTATATTCATTTATATAAATTTCTTTATTAAATGCTTCAAGATCTAAAAAAAAATCATTTATATTTTTTTCTAAGCCTAATATTTTAAATTCATTAATAATAGTAATGTTATTATTTTCTATAATGCTTAATGTATTATTTATACTTAAATCATTATTTGGTGCTGGTCTAAAAAATGGAGCCATTGTAGAATCATAATTTTCATAACTATAATTTATTGTATTTGGATCTATATTATAACTATCTATCATCAGCCATATATTAATATATTAAGTTTTAAAAATAATTTTTAATAGTTTTACTTAAAATATAAATTATATATTAAATTATTATATTATATGTTATGGATTTAAGTTTATTAGAAAAAGCATTAGAAGATGATTCAAATTATAATTTAATAGAAACAAATATTCAAGAAATAAAGGATAAAAAAAATAATATATTACAACAACTTGGAATAGAAAGAGTTTTATTAAAAGAATATCATAAAAAGTTAAAAGAATATATGTATATTGATTCTATAGAAGGATTAAAAGAAGGACATATATTAAGATATATAAATTTAAATAATATAAGTAATATAAAATTAAGTGCATCAGTTATATTATGTAGTATAAATATGAATAAAAAAGGAATAGCAATTGTTGTAAAAATATTTAACAATAAACATATAACACTTTTTTTAGATAAAATTTTATTATTTAAAAAATTTAGTAATAGTGAAAAAATTTTATTAAATGCAATTAAATTATTGAATAAATAAAAAATATTTATTATTTTATAAAGATGTTAAATTATCTTGTTGAATTAGTTGGAACCTTCATTTTTCTTTCCGTTATTATTATTACAGGTGATCCATTAGCTATTGGTCTTACTTTAGCAGGTGTAGCATGGTTTGGTTCAAAAGTTTCGGGTGCTCATTATAATCCTGCTGTTAACGTATT